CATCAGTCCCGCGCAAGTCCGGGTCATGCTGCGGACGATGCGTTACAGTCCCGCAAAGCCTGTGCGTACTGTCGCTCAGTCGGTCGCCGTGTGCTTTCTTTTGGCCATGCGAACCGGGATGCGGGCAGGCGAATTGGCTGGATTGACGTGGGATCGCGTCTTTGATGATTACTGCTTCTTGCCCGTCACCAAGACCAAGAAGCGCAATGTCCCGCTGACGCGCAAGGCGCTGCGGCTGATTGCCAAAATGCGGAATTACGAAACAGAGAGTGTGTTTGGACTGACAAGCCAGACACTGGATGCCAACTTTCGGAAGTACCGCGACCGCGCCGAGTTATCCGGGTTCACCTTTCACGATACTCGCCATACAGCGGCAACGATGTTATCCAGAAAACTGGACGTGCTGGACTTGTGTAAAACCTTCGGCTGGACCAATCCCAAGATGGCGATGACGTATTACAACCCCACGGCATCAAGCATCGCGGATATTCTCAACCGCTAATACTCAATCTGACTCGCCGCAATAAATAGTCCATCCAACTCCTGATCGCTCCAGCCCATTGCGGTAGCAACAGCCAGAATGGTCGGTGACGTGCGTTTGAATGTCAGCGCATATTCCCAGGCGCTTTTGACCAATGGATCAGTCCCCGGGGCGTTGATGTAAGTCTCGACGGCTTCCAACAACCCTGCCCTGCGGATGGCTTCGCGGGCTTGAATCGGATCGACGCTGAGCGTGTCGAGGGTTTTGCGATAGACGATCTTCATGCTTCGGCTCCGCTCAGCACAGGTACCGTCACCTCCCCCTCCCAATCCTTGAACGGCCATGCCTCCACGCGCAGCCGGTAGGTGCCGGGTAGCGGAAACTCAAGTTCGGCCTCGCCGTTATCGACAGTGTAAGTCTCGCCGTCAATGTGCAATGTGGCGGGGACGGGTAGCCCAATCAGGGTGCAGCCATTCAGCGTGGTGGATTGCGTGGGGCGTTCGGTGGTTTGGCCGTTGAGCATGTAGTGGTCGGTGTTGGTGTAAAACCCGGACACATACGAGAAACCCTCTCGGCGGATAATGCCATCTTCACCCGATGGGAAAGAGTAAGCCATAAAGATTTGGCCTGTTTCTGTTTCGTACTCAGTTAATGAATCCATGATTATCTCTGAAGCAGCAGGGCGTAAGCTGAATATCTGCGATTTACAGAACCGCTACTGTTGAGGCCATCCGAAAACTCAACATAAAAAGTATAGGTTCTTGATGTGCTGCTATTGGCTGGTTGCACCACAATCATCGGAACGGCTAAGGCAAAGGTATTGGCCGTACAGGCACCTTCTTGATAAAAGGAAAATCCGTCGTTCGACACCACGAGGCATTTTATATAAAGGCCGCGATCATTAAATCGTGGATTTAGGGCTGAGACAGAAAGACCAAGAACGACCGGGCCTAAAGCGCCATAATTTGATGATACAGTTTGTGAAAAAACCTCTAGAGCAACGCCATAGGCTATGGAATTGGTGGGATTGCCATAACCCGCATACGTCTTGGTAACCGCACTGGCGGCCAAGTTATCCGTGCCGATGCCGCCTATTGCGATCTTTCCTGTTGATATGGTGCGGGCAGTAATACTATCTGCGTTAATGTTGCTCGCAGTAAAGTTGCTGAAGTTCAGCGTACCCCCGCTGATCCTATCCGCAGTCAATGTTCCTCTGATTGCTGCGCTGGCAAATTCAGCCACCCCATCGCCGCGAATCTGCCAACCGGCTGACCCGGCCACATAGTTACTGGATCGGAGAATGGAAGACGACCCATTGAGTGTGATGGTCTCAGCGCCGATGGTGCCCGCGGTAATTTTCCCGGCTTCCAGGCTTAAAATCTTTCCGCTAGTAATCGTTGCATCGCGGATCACGGCATTCTTGATATAGGTAATGCCGCTGACCACCTCAAACGGAACGACATTGCTGCCCGCCGATCCCACCACGAACTTGTCAGCCCTGACGATGAATCCGGACGCGCCAGCACCCTCGTTGTAAAGGCCGAAGCCTGCAACATAGCCATTCACATCCAGCTTGACTGAATACTGGGCGCGCAGCCCGCCCGCCCCGTAAATCGTCTCGAACTGCTGCTGCACCGTGGCCGACTGGCCGTTGCCTGCGGTAATACTGACTTGCTTGACCGCCGTGGCCCAAGGCAGGCCGACGTTCCATGTGCCGCCCGCTGCTTCGCAGGCCGATTTGTCGCCATGGGTCGAGGTATTGCCGCCGATGGTGCAGTAGCCGATCTTGGCGCTTTCGATGTTGGTGATGCTGCTGACCGCCGTCGGAAGGCGCGTGTCGGTGGTTTCCACCCAGGCCGATCCGCTCCAACGGAAGGCCTTGTTTCCCTGGTCCGTCTGAAACCACAGGTCGCCTGTGGTGGGTGATGACGGACTGGATGTGCTGGCCTGGTAGAACGTCCGGTTTTTGGCGCTGGCCGTGGCACTGATGCTGTTGATGCGCTGGGCGGCGGCACCGGATGGGTTGGCCGTGGCGTTGCGGATGTCGAGGATTTCCGCCCAACTGTCCGCGAGGCGGGTGTCGGTGGTTTCTGCCCACGCCGATCCCGTCCAGCGGTACGGCTTGTTGCCGTCATCGGTGTCAAACCACAGGTCGTTGGTTTTCAGCATGTAGTTGGCATCGCTGGTCGGTGCGGCGTTCTGATAGAACACCCGCGTCTTGTTGTCCGACAGCACGCGCACGGCTTCGACTTGCGAGAACGACGCGCCGGGTGCGTTGCGACCCACGCCCAACCAGTCAATGCTGTAATTGTCGCCCGAGGCCGTGCCTAGCTGAATCTCAATGGCCGTGATGGTGTTGCCGGTGTACAGCGTCTGGGCAGACAGGTCCCAATCCACCTCGACATACTCGCTGCCGATCTGCGGCGGTTCGGACACCGTCAAGACAGCCGACCCGCCCGAATAGTAGTAGCGCAAGGTGCCAGTCCAGCCGCTGCCGCCCGTGCGCTTGACGCGGAGACGCACCAGCGGATAGGCGCTGCCATCGACCGCGATGGTGGCGGTTTTGAACTTGGGATTGCTGCCCGTGGCAGTGACCGCCAAAAAGCCGCCAGAGACGGCCAGCGAGGCACTGGTGCCGGTCCAACCGGTGATGTCCGATGCCTGGTCGAAATAATAGATGATCCGCGAGTCGAACTGGCCGTTGCCGACCGAGACTTCGCTGATTTGCTGCACCAGCGTGTCGTATTGGGCGGCAAGTCGGGCATTGACTGAGTTAGGGATCAACGATGACGCATCGATGAGGTTGATGCGGCTGGACAGGTCGCCAAACAGCTTGTCCTGGATAATGCTGCCGTCGCCGATCTCACCCCCCGACAGGCCATTGCCCCACGGGCTGTAGAAGGTGCTGGCCGTGTCGTAAGGCCCGATCTTCTCCTCCAGCATCAGCGCATCGATGTCGAGGCTGGTGCTGTTGTTCGTGAGGCTGACGCCCAATTGCCCGAAGGCGGACGTGTCACTCGACAAGTCCAGCACACCGGAGACGCGCACCCAACCAGTGGACGATGCGCCCGAGGTCAGGGTGACGCTATGCGTGGTGCCGCCTTGCGTCTTGAGTCGCAATGACAAGCTGACCGCCGCATTCGTCAGCGGCCTGACATGGGCCGAGACGATCCACTTCGATGACGCGGCCAGCGGGATGTTGAAGTCCGATCCACTCGCAGCCAGCCAGACGGTGCCACCTGCGGAGGTGGTGGTGAGTCGAACGCCATACTGCCCGTGATAGGTGGCTGCCGCCGTGCGGTTGACCGTCATGCCGCTGGTGTAATTGGGCGGCATCGCCCCGGCCCACTCAAAGCTGCTGTAATCGTTCGGCAGGATGTTGATGCCCGATCCGGCGTTGGTGTCGCGCCCCGGCACTTCGGCGCTGGCCAATTCGGACGGGTGCCACGCGGAGGTGAAGGTCCCCTTGTCCAGATTGCGCCACCATGTCACGCGGTTGGCGAGTGTGTCGGTCGGCTGCGCGGCAATCAGTACCCAGCCGGTACCCGGATTGCTGGCGAACTCACCGATGAACTGGGTGGCGGTCTGGCGATAGAGGCTCATGGATATGCCTCATTAGGGTATAATTGATCGCACTGGTTAAGTGGTGGAACACCTAACCAGCACTTCATCAACGCAACCTTATCGGAGGCAACGCGATGCCAAATCAAGATATCACACAACAGCAACTTAAGTCGCTTTATGATTACGACGCTCATACTGGGGAATTCACTCATAGGCGTAATACAGGTCGATCTGCCAGGCCAGGAACAGTTGCTGGTAGCATATGTAGAAAGGGCTACGTGCAGATGAAGATTTATGGGAAGATGTACTCTGCCCACAGACTTGCTTGGCTTTACGTTACCGGATCGCATCCAGTTGGTGAGATAGACCATATAAACCGAATTAGAAACGACAATAGGTTTTGCAATTTGAGGGTTGCGGCCAGGGGGTCTCTCGATAATTCTCAAAATCGTAAAATAAGATCAGATAACACATCCGGTTATACCGGAGTCCATTTCCATAAAAAATACAAGAAATGGGGCGCATCAATATGCTTTAACGGAAACCAGCAGACAATAGGCTATTTCGATTCTGCAGAGATTGCCCATATTGCTTACTGCGAGAAAAAGCGCGAACTACACAGTTTTCACCCGCTGCCTGTCTTATAAAACTTCTCCGATTTCAAACCCGACAGCATGGTTGTTTAGCCAAGGCCATTCAATCGCGTTTAGCGTCCTGAAGCGCCCCAAGAACCAGCACTGGTCGGGAAACGGCGTGTCCGGGTCGAAGATGGCATACACCTCTTTCTCCACGTCCTGCTGACGCAGGATGCTGAGATAAACCCCATGCGCCTCGGCCTGTGTCAGCCAGGACCATTGGCCGGTCACAATGCGGCGATTCGGGCGGCTGTCAAAGTATTCGGGACCCGCCAAGGCCTCCATCACCGCCGTCTTGGATTCGACGCCGATGCTCATACCCCAGTCTGTGCAGACTTCCGGCTCAAACTTCCAGCCGATAAATACCCTTCCCAGTTCGATATAGTCGTCCGGGTTGCCGCTGTCATCGATGATGATCTTCCAATAGCGGGCCGCGACCGGGGTGAAGGCATGGGCGAACTCGCCGCCCGGATACACCGACAGTTCCGTTGAGTCGTAGGCCAACTCGGTCAGCCCCGCGTTTTCATAGCCGAGGATTTGCACCGTGCCGTTGCTGCTGATGTTGTGCCGAATCAAGGCCACCACGCCGATGGTCTGGTTTTCGCCCGTGTCGATGACCATCGTGCTGCTGGTGGCCAGGTCATCGGTAGACCGCGCTCGCTGATACAGATAGCGGGTCTTGATATTGGTCAGCGGATAGGCCGCCTCCCAACTGCCTCCAGAAACCGGCGCATCGTCTACCTGATTCGCGTACCCTAAGATAAAAGCCATGCTATCCCCACAAAGTCAGGTCGATGGTATTGGTCTGGTAGTCCACACCCACGCGGGTGACCGTCATCAGCCGCCCGGTGCCGTAACCCAAGCGGGTGGAGGCGAGATTGACGACAGCACCCAGATCGAGGGTGGTGTAATACTGATGCGGGTTGGCCAGCGTCAGGTTCACCACATCCCGCCGCACGGCATACAGGTTCAGCCGCCGTGCCGCTTCCGCCTGGGCGATGCTGATGCCGTTCAGCGACGTGTCATAGGTGATCTCATCGGCCAACAGTCGAGTGGTTTTGACGGTGGCGTTTTCGGCCTTCTGTTCGCGGCTAGCTTCCTTCAGCCACGCGGCACGGGATTCCGTCACCACGCCCGCCAGCCCGTTCTTGTCTTGCACGGCATGGTTCACGTCCGCCGTCACTTTTACCGACCAGAACGGCAACTGCGTCTCTGGCTGGCGCTCGGCATCAATGATGAGGTCATCGGTCAGCGTAGCAACGGGTGATCCAGACGGCGCTTCAAAGCGGGCTACCCGGAACCGGCCCAAGGCATCAAAGCCCCACCAGGCCCCGACGCTGGCGCAGATGCGATCCAGCAGGCTGGCCGTCGTCTCTTCGCCTTCGACGACAATGCCGATGCTGCCCGCGTTCTTCTGGTTCAGCGTCGTGAAGTCAGCGGCTACCCAGTTGGTGACACCCTTCTCGGTGAGGATGCGTTGGATCAGTCCCGCTGCGGTGTTCTGGAGGTGGCCCCATTTCTCAACGACACTGACGGACAGCGTGTTGATGGGCGTGGACCCTAACCGAATCAGCCCCAGCGGGGGAAACGCCCGCCACTGGCCTGCGGGTGGGTCAAAGGCGTAGAGGTCCGACAGGCTGTTGTAATCGCTGGCCTTGGTCAGATACGCGCCCCCGTCAAACACATTCAGCACGGCATCCACCGCCTGCTCGTTCACCTGATAGATCAGCTTGGCGGTGTTGACCAGCACCGGCTGCATCAGCGCGATGCGGCCAAAAAGGCGCGGCTTGATTTGGTCTTGGATGTCATCGGGCGTGCCTTCCACGCCGAGCGGTAGGGCGTTGGTGCCCGCATACTTGACGGTCGCAAACGGCTGGTCCAGCGTGATGGCCTTGTCGCGCAGGCGAAAGCTCAAGCGGTCCTTCTCAATGCCCAGCGATTCAATCGTCGCCACCAGAATGGTCTGGAAGCTGGCATACGTGCCATCGCGGTCGCCCCACTTCAGCGTCAGGGTGCGTCCGTCGAAGAAGTCCTCACCCAACGCGGCAATGGCGTTGTCGGGATTTAGCAGGGTCAGTTCGCCAAACGACTGCCCGGTGCGCCCTGAGATGCCCGACATGGACCGGCTGAACGTCGCCGGATTCTCCATGCGCGGCGTGTAGAAATCCCCCGCCTTGTCAAAACCCGACCCGCTGGCGAATAACCAGGTCTTGGTCGTCTCGGTCGCCGGGTCATACGCCTCGATCTCTGCGAGGAAGATGTGCGTGAAGCGGCGGACAAAGTACGCCACATCTGCCGGTGCTTGTTCCAGCAGAATGCGGTCGCCATTCTCGGTCAGCAGCCGGTCGCCGGTCTCAAGAAGGAGGTAAAAGGACATACTTCGACTTCGCTCAGTACAAGTTACTCAGCCGCCGGTTCTTCCGCTTGGGCCGCGACCTGCCCTTGCGCTTCGCTCTGAATGCCCTGGATAAGTTGCGCGACATTCTGGTAGGGCTGGCTGCCGAGGTAGGCAAGCACGGCGTTTACAAGCTGGGTGGAAAGCGTGATTTTTTCGGGCATGGTTTATTCCTCAATGGGGGTTATAGAAACGGGTGTCTGCCACGGCAACGTGGGCGTGACCATAGGGGGATTGATCTGATTTGCGATCTGGCTGTCGATGGAGGTATAGACCGCCGCGACGTGTTCCTCGCCCAGTGCGGCCTGAGTCCACTGGATAGCCTCTTCTTCCGTAATGTCCTCGAAAGGCACGAAGTTGGGTTTGTCGGGATCGACAGTGAAGGAGACCGTGGAATAACACGATCCGGTATGCCCTTCGCCATCATCGCCGGAACAACGCCAGTGGCTGGTTACGACGTAATCAAGCATTCCATTAACATCTGGGATGCAGTCAAGTGCGGATATTTGCCAAGTGTATTGAGTAGTCATATTAGTGGACCTTAATTATACGGCAGCTCTAGTGCGTATCATGGCTATCCCAAAAGTTTGAGTAGAGCCAACATTGTTATAAATGGCGTAGCTTGATCCAGTCCAACCCACACCTACTTGTCCCGCTGATGGGGTGCTGCTAACTACATAACTAGCATTTCCGCCGAGCTTGAATATTGAACTTCCGCAGAGTAAATATACACCCGCTTCACCGGTAATGTGGCTATTCAAAACTATGAGACCCGACCCTGTAGCCAGTACAGCATTTGCGCCATTCGTTAAAGTAATTTGCGACCCTGAGTGGTCTATACCCCATTGCGATGTTGGGGTATTTGTAACAACGACTTTTCCGCCGCGCTCAACGGTATCGTTGACCAACAAATTCCCCGCAGCTGTGATGCGGGCGCGTTCTGTATTATTAGTCCCAAAAACCAGCGGGTGGTTAGACGTTGCATATAAAGCAATACCGCCAACCCCTGACGGGGTTAATAGGCAAGTGTGTGTGCCATCTGTAATCCTAAACCCACCGTTTGTTGCACACAGTACATCCAGCCTAGTCCCCGGCGAACTCGTCCCAATCCCGACATTCCCAGACGCATCCTTGTAAATCTGGTTAGTGCCGATGGCGATAACGCCCGTGCCGCCTGTAAGAGTGCCGGTATAGCTAAGATTGGTGAAAGTACCCGCTGCGGCTGTGCCGCTTCCGATTGCTCCCGGCGCTGCAAACGTCGCACCGTTCAGAGAGCTTGCGTTGAGGTTTGCGACATTAGTGGTAGAAGCTACAGTAAAAGGCGCTGTGCCGGTTGCAACAGTCGAGGTGATGGTCGTAAACCGACCTGTACTTGCCGTAGCGCCACCGATAGCAGGAGGTGAGGCGAGGTAGTTACTAAAGCCAGTACCAGAGACGGTAGAGGAAGCCGAAAGAGTAGTAAAGGCCCCTGTGCCTGCGGTTGTGTTGCCGATGTTGACGCTGTTTAGCGTCTGAGTCCAGCTTGGGTTCGTGCCGTCTGTAGTGAGGACGTAGCCGCTTTTGCTGTCTTGGTTGGGGACCAGTGAGCGCGTGGGCGCGGAGCAAAATACTCGTTTAGTACCAGAAGAAAAGTTGACTAGCGCACCGCTATTAGACGAGGCGATGACCGTAGTACGAGATAGTGTACCTGTAGTAACAAGGGTACCTATGCCAATTTCCCACTCGCCAATGCCGTTATCTATAGTGTAAAAGAGCACATCGCCCGTAGTGAATCCCGCAGCAAATGTAATGTACCCAGTAACAGCACCAGCCAAAGTAATCGTGCCGGTACCGCCAGTAGTAGTGGTCTCTTGGACCCGATTTTGCATCTTAGGCACGGTGCTGCTCCCTTAACTCAGGATAATGATTGCGGTGCTGCTAGTGTTAGCAGGGAAAGTCACTTGGAAATTGCCGTTAGTAGAGGTGTACGTCCCTCCGAAGCTCAGAATCGCTACTGCCTTATTGGAATCAGTAGAATTGTAAATCAGAGCGCCCGCCGCAGAGATAGAAGCAGAGGTCCATGTCACGTCATCAAAATCCAGAAATGCGGTGGTGCCCGAGAGACTCACACCTACATTAGTCAGCGTCTGCCCACCCGCCGTATACCCCGGTCCTGAAGATTCCCCAGAAGTCGTATAGACCGTAGTCGCGGAGTCTAGGTTAGCTGCCGAAGTGTAAAGAGCAAGTTTGAAGGTATCGCCACCCGCAGCGGCGAAGTTATGAATGCCTTGTAGAAGCTCGCTTTTGAACGACGAGGCAAGTGCCTGTGTAATAGCCATGATTTATACCTCTTCGGAAATTTCAAATTCTGCGTCGGGCTCAAAGTGGTCGGCCATCACAGCGACATCATTGAGAGTAAATTCTATAATCTGATCTACTTCGTTTTCTTCGTTCATACGACTTGATCTCTAACTTGGGTTGTTCTGAAATTGTCTTCGCGGTTTTTCGCATCTCCAAGCATTTTAAGAAGTCCCATCGCTTCATTATACTTGTTCTGGTAGTTCTGCGTCATATCCGCTTCGCCTTTCAGAAAGACAGAGGCTTCAACCAATGAGCCCCACAACAGCACAGAGGGGTAGTTCTGGCCCAACCAGCTAGTCCCTGCGTCAACAATAGACTGCGGAGCCGCGTAGTAATGAAGCTCCATCGTGTAATTCACGTCTGGAGTCGGGCCTAGAATAAACGCAGTAGAACTAAACAGACCGTAGTATTTTGGCTCACCGATAGCCGTTGGAAACGGGTAGGCTTCACGGATGTAGTTCACATCTTTCTGCAGGAGGTAAGTGTAGTTACCGCTAGCGTCAATGGTTGCCATTGAAAACACAGACAAAAAGTCTGATGGCATGTTGAGGTACTGAAACAACTGAGTGGCTTCGCCCGTAACATTACGTCTGAATGCTGGGAGTTGAACGGTGTTGTTGACCAGTAGCTCTGTATTCTTTACAAAGTTAGGGATGTTTGCGTTGAACGTGGGCTCGTCAACTTCACTATATTGCTGAATGGCATCGTAAAGCTGCTGGTACGTCAGGCTCATGTCAAATATCCCTTAACTTTTTAACCCAGCTTGGTAGAAGACTTATCGCCTTTGACGGCTGCACCCGTGCCGCGTACTTTTACGGTCTGAGTGTTGGGCTTCTCATTTGGGTAGCCAGCGGTGTTTGGAGTCGGGACTTTTTCGGCGGTACCGCCCGTTTTACGTGTACTCATGATTACTTACTCTTTTGGTTCTTGGCACGAGCCATATTCCGGCCCATCTTTTTCATTTCAGCAGAGGTGACTCCACCTTTCTTGAGACCCTTTAGGCGTGTCTTTTTTCCTTCATGCAATTGGTCATCGTGCATGCCCATAGCCTTCTTAATCATTTTCTTATCCTGAGAAACGTCTTCGTGTTTCATCTGTAACCTCTAGCTAATTGTAACAAAAACGCTGTTAAGCGTAAAATCGGCCTGTTGTGAAGCGATAGGATTCCATGCAAATAACCCTCTGGAATCGTTCAAATTGGTATCAGGTCTTGGATTACGCAGTGCCTGCGGATCGTTAGCTACCTTCTGTGCGCCTATAACTCCGACCCATAATTGCGGCTGGTCTGCCTCCCAACAGGTAGGGCAAACTCTCTGATTGATGATCTTGCCGAAAACCACATACTGCTTGAGTTTTTTCAGTGGATAGCGAAAGGTACAACGATCACAGAAGCCAAACGCCTTTTTCTCACTAGCAAACCGTTGAGCCATTTACCAGCCTCCGCCTCCTACATAGCTGATAGCGGGAACAAATCTTACCGAAGCTCTCTGCCTATCTTCGTCTGCGGCTAACTGGAAGGCTTCGTCGTATATCTGTTTCAGCATCGGGATTCGCCCTTCAGCTTCAGGAGTCTTGATAGAGAGATAGTATGCCAACCCAGCGATCAAAGCGGGGACAAATCTGAACGGCATATCGGCGGTATTCGTACCTGCGGAACCGGTATCATCCATTCTACGGAGCTTCCAATACACCAGCTTGTACCCGTCTACATTGGGGGCAGGCCAGATTCTCGCTATCGGTGCGTCCGTTTGGCGGTCTACAAAAATCTGAATGGGCCTGCCTGTAGCGAGTTTGTTGGGAATTGTGGCATAAGTAGAGACACTAATACGGGCTATCTGCAGGTCTACTTGCGTGGTGGGATTGCCATCATTCTGCCGTACAACGGTTTCAAGCAGGTCTATGGTGTCTGCAGGGAGAGGGTAATTGCTTACGCCCACGCTCAAATTCAAAGAACCCTGTTCGATTGTCCATAGGTTTAGACCACGCGAAGCCCATTCTTGAAACAGCAAATTGAGGCTGCGCCTCGCCGTTTTGAACTGATAACCCGTGCGTACCTCAACCCCGACTCTCTCAAAGGCTTCTTCGATGATTTCGGCAAAATCAGGAGTCCAAGTCGCTGTGCCTGAAGTGGTCATTTTTTACTCTTCGCTGCCCGCATGTTATCAACGAGATTCGGGTAAGGTCGCCCTGCTTTCTTCGCTGCAGCTTTAGCTGAGGCTTTCTTGGCAGAACTTAGCTTCTTTGGTTTGCCTAGCCCTTTAGGGCGCTCCTTATCCCAAATTTCTTTAGCCATTAGGTTTGACCGTTGTTCTTAATCAACAGGATATTGAAGTACGAACTGACCGAGTTGTTTGCCGCTGCACCTATCGCTGTGGCCCCGACGCAATTCTTTTCAGGGATTCTGTAAGGAAGTTCAAACAGGTAATCTGCCGTACCATTGTTGACGGCTGTCACGGCACCCACGCGAAGGATGTCATCAGGCCCATGCTGCTTCAAAAACCCAGTAACGGAGGAGTTACCAGATGCCTGCCCAGCAGAAAAAAGCCCCTGTAGCATGTATCCTGTGTACCCTGCTGGAACGCAGTAATGGCCCGTAGTACGGTTGTTGAACCCTGTTGCAATAATATCATACAGCACGGCTGGAACACCCGAAGTCACTATGCCTGTACCCGCGTTGATATTCCCCGCATTGGCTCCACCTGATCCGACAGAAGTCACGTAGAACTGATTTACATAGAGATAACTTTTGGTCGTGTTTACCGCTGTCTGCCCATCTAGGGTTACAGTTTCGCTGACTTCGTTGAAATCACCATCAAGCCCAACAATCGTAACTGTTCTTGCCCCTGTACCCGCAGCCGCGTCGTTCGTACTAGATGAGCTAATTTTGAGCACTGATGCTACTGTTGGATGAGGAACCGTGCCCCCATCAGGCCATACAGATTCTTCAGATGTGTCTACATCCGGGTTGTACCCAAAGACAATAACAGGCGAGTGCATCGTGATCTGCCCACGAGAGACCTGTATATGAAACGGCTCGTATTTGCCCAGACGACTGACGGAAGAAACTACACTGGTATTTGCCATGATTTTTTACTCAACAATTCCATGCTTTTAGGGACAACGCTTTCCGCGTTGGCTTACCTTTTTCATCTTTCATAGGACCGGGCATACCGCTCATGCGGGCACAAAATGACTTTCTTCTGCCTGCGTCCTTCTTAGTTTTCGGATTAGGGGCGGGGGGCTTCAGATTCATTCCCTGTGCTTTGGCGCTAGCGCGGCCTTTTGCATTAAGCCCACCCTTTGGGTCTTTCCCCTCTTTTCTTTGCCAAGCTGGAGACTTAGCCATGACTATCGCCTACCTCTAAACTGTGGCCTTTGTAGTGGCATAGCATTGGGATTACCCATAACTTGCGGCATACCTTGTGGCGTTGGCCTAGGCATTGGGCGTGGCATCGGCTGCGCTTGGGGGAGAACTTGAGGTTGTGGAGCCGGTTGAGATATCTGGGGTTGACCCTGCGGTTGGAATGACCCTACAGAAATAGGAGGTTGTCCTCGCGGTGCTTCGAGATAGTCATTACCAATTGAGAGAGGTTGCCCAAATTGAGCCCCCGCTCCACCCGGAGCAGGCATAGGCATTGGTCGCGCCATCCCTTGTGGCATCCCTTGTGGCATCCCTTGTGGCATCCCTTGTGGTGGTCCCCCATAAAACATCTGTTGTCCGCTCGGAGCGGGACCCGCATACGCAGGTAGAGTCATCTGAGGAGCACCCGGACCATTAGGGGCATTCATAAAACCCTCTT